CCCTCTTTTTTGCTCGTATACTCAAACCCGCTTGCCTTCTATATATAAGTAGGATTGGTGGCGACTGCGACTATTAATCCTATATACACTACGTTGGAACGTATCTAAAAATCAATCAATCCTAGCGACTAGTCGGTAAGCAATTATGTTTATAAAGCTACTTGACAATATAGCGTTTATCATATATACTTATAGTAGAAGTTAGATAGATTAAAGTTCATTGAAAATTCGACCGAGAAGGAATAAAAGTCCTAAACGGTGGCAATAGCAAAAGGACGGATAAAATGAAATGTGAAATTGCTGGATGTCAAAATGAGCAAACTAATCGCAGACTAAAAATTGCAGATTCAATTTCTATTAGAGCAGATTGGGAAGAGGGTAAAAAATGGAATGGAAATGTGTGCGAAAAACACTACAACGAATCGCACAGCTCCAGACAAATTGTTGAAACTACTGAAGAAGAAATAAATCGTTTCAACGGTATAATTGAAACCCAAAAAGAAACAATCCGCAAGCGTAACTTGCTGATTAAAAATGTACGTATGGAAAATATCTGCTTAAAGACCATTAATAAATCTTTAATGGAAGGCAAGGAACTTTCAGCTTATCGAATAGATGAGTTGAAAAAAGAATTAGCAAAAGAGTTAGAAAATATTATTTCAACTCAAGGAAGATTATAAAAAGTTACAAGATTGTTGGTTGGAAAGTAAAAACAAAAAGTAACCGCCGACTTAGAACGGCACGCTACAAAGCAAATGCTATTGCCACCATTCAGGATTTTTAATAGATATTCTAATAAAGGAGGAGCGGAATGGCAAAAATATTTAAGACCGAGAAAGAAGCAGAACGGTACTTTAAGGATGCGCTGTCAGATGATGAGCGTATGGCTAGTGTTGAAGAGTGTGAATGTTGTGGTAGGTTTACAGTAAGTCAGGCGGATGATGAAGAGGGTGGCATTGTCGGTGCGTATTGCCCAGAGAGCGAGAATGGCGGGGCGTTGTACGACAGGATATGTGAAGATTGTAGCCAGAAGTCCGAAGAGGAAATAAGAGCAAGGTTGGCAGAGCAAAATCAAAAGTAGGCACACCTACGGCGCATCACACAAGGAGGTGAAATAAAATGGTAAGTTTTCCTATTCTTTGGAGTGAACGAGGTGTGAGAATGGCTCTTCGGAATGATGACGAGAAAAATGAAACTCATATCCGTTGTATTGGTGGAGTATATCTTATCCTTACTCCGAAAATTGATGCAAGTTTATTTATTCCGCTTGGTAAATACTTATCAAATACACCATGCGGTCTTGAATCAACCAGAAAAAATTTGGAAATATTTCTGAATGAAAAGTTTGATGAAAAGGAGGTGAAATAAAATGAAGAAAATTATGCAGGTAAAGCGTTATAATGATACGGTTGCAAGTCCACAATATTATGAAGCATTAAGTAAATGGAGCAATAAAGAAAATGGCTATGGTTATCCTAGCCGTGGGATGTTTGTATTCTTTACAGATAATGAAATGAATTATGAAAGATGCAAGGGCTGGGTTGTATATGATGATATTGGTGCTAAACTATATCAAAACAAAAATGAAGCATTAAAAAATATTAGGAGGTGAAATAGCATGTTGAAAATCGGAACGAAAGTCATAGACATTTATGACAATACTCGTGGTGTAATAAGCAGAATTGAAATGATAGCGGGCATTAAAACCTTCTATATTCAAAAACTGCGAGGGCATGAAACTGCCCTTTATGAAGATGAAATAAAGGAGATAGTATGAAGCGTAAAATCGGAGAAATTCGGAAGGAGGTACTATTAAAGAGGGCTATTTGGAAGGTAATATTGCCAGAAGGTTATGAAGTATTCAAGACAAGAAAGGAAGCGGAAAAACATTCCGAAGAGATTCGGAAAATAACTTGGTAAACGGAGGAGTTAATTATGGGTTACAGAAGGAAAGTAAATCCCGCAGAGGTTAGACCGATGGAGGTAGTCTTTATTACCGTAAGAATCGGCAAGCAACATTTCAGATTTACACTTGCCGAGCTAAAAAAGCTGTACTCGGAAATCGGAATGTTGGTTAAATTCGTACCGAGAAAAATCAAAACGGAGGAACAAAAAAATGGATAATGTTCAAAGTATGATGTATAACACGGTAGTACCTTGGCACAAAAAGGGCGTTAAGCTCAACGGACTTGCGACAAGTGCCGAAGCTATAAAAGCGGCGAGTTTGGATTGGGAAGTAGAAAAAAGGGAGATATTTTATCCTAGTTATGCGAAAGCGGAACAGGGTTCAAAATATGCAAAGTTAGCCGATAAGTTTGCTATTGTACGCAAGGATAATGATGTTGCTCTAGGTATTGTAGGCGATGTTTATACACCCTTACAGAATAAGCACGCATTTAGGTTTTTTGATGATGTTATTGGCGAGGCGAAGGCACATTATGAAACGGCGGGTGCTCTTGGAGTAGGCGAGCGGATTTGGTTGCTTGCAAAGCTACCCGATGTTATAAAGATAAAAAATCACGATATAACGGAAAAATATCTGTTGCTAACTAATAGCCACAATGGAAGTTCCACCATACAGATATTGTTTACTCCTATCAGGGTTGTATGTCAAAACACCTTGAATATTGCCTTGAAAGGCGACAGCGAAATTGCGAGGATTCGTCATTGTCAAAGCTCAACGGATAAAATCGAGTATGTTAGAAAAACTTTGGGAATTATCAATGAGCGGTTTTCGGAATTTTCTGTGATTGCCAATCAATTGGCGAATAAGATGATGACAACCGAGATGTTGGACAGCTATTTGAAAAAATCGCTATTCGACAAAAAGGAAGGCGAGCAAAAAATCAAAACAAGGGCGGCGAATATTATGGAAGAGGTTACCAAATTGTTTGAGTACGGCAAAGGTAATGATTCCAAAGAAATTCGTCATACGGCTTGGGTAGGATTTAACGCTGTAGCTGAATATATTGACTATCAAAGGTCGACTAAAAAAGACCGTCGGGATGAATCAATCCTTTTCGGCAAAGGACAAGCTATTAAACAGATAGCATGGGACAATGCGGTAGCTCTACTCAAGTAGAATAGTTCAAGGAATCGAATCCTTGAGAGAAGGAGGCAAGCGGGAAATCGCTTGCCTTTTTTTGGCGTATACCTTTTATGATTTTACTTGCATATTGTTTTGTTCTTATATATAATGATGTTAAAGGAGGTGGATAAAATGGAACTCGAAAAAAAGGAACGTAAAAATGTGCCAGTAACAATTTATATTCCGAGAGCATTAAAACGCAAGCTAAAATTGGAAATGGTAAATACGGAAACAAATTTTTCCGCAATAATTACCAATCGGTTGCTACAATCCTATGAACAAAAATAAAATAAGGAGATAAAAAATGGAAAACAAAATAGAGCAGAAGGAAATTGTTGCCGTTTCGTCAGTACCCGAAGGAATAGACCTAGCAAGCGATGATATTCAGCTAATAGTGGAACGAGCGGAAAAACAGGTCGCCGTCTTGGATAAAGTCCTTGCGATTGCGGTCAAGCGTACCAATAAATTTGACTGGATTGATCAGAACGGAAAACCGTACTTAACAGCCAGTGGTTGTGAGAAATTATTAACCTTGTTTGGTATTTCAATACTTGCACCTTCCTATCAGAAAATAACCAGTAAGGATGAAAAAGGCGAATATTACTATTTTGTACATACCGCCCAATTCAGATTCCACAACATTGTTGTTTCGGCGATAGGTACTAGGTCAAGCAGGGACAAATTTTTTGCTTGGGATTCAAAAGAGCGGGCATTTTCGCCGTTGTACGAAATTGATGAAGTTAATATACTAAAATCCGCATATACAAATATGATTCAGAACGGAATCAAAAGTATATTAGGAATTAGGAGTTTAACTTGGGAACAAATAGAGCAATTTGGAATAAATAAGGCGGGTGTAGCTTCAATCAAGTATAAGGCGGGTGCAAAAACAAAAGATGAAGCCACTTCGGAAGAAATTAAAACGGAAGTTATAGAGTTAAAAGAGAAAATAATGAAAAAGACGGATGTAAACGGTAAATGGGTTAAATATTCGATTAAAGTAGGCGACAGATATTTCAACACGTTTTCCGAATCAATAGCGAAACAGATGAAAGAATTGCAGGAATGCGATTTGAAGGCAAAGGTCGAATATAAAGCCACTCAATATGGGTGTGATATTATATCGCTTGCACCAGTAGAATCTCAAAAATAGATAGGAGTAAATATGGAAAATGAAACTGTGGAAGATTTGTGCGATGAGATTATATTGAAGCGAAAAACCCAATTGAAAATGGAAATTCAAAGGTCGCCTAGAAATAACATAATCCTTTCGGATATTGGCGATTGTGTACGCCAAATGGTTTATGGTGTTTTGGATTATGATAAACGTGAAATGTGGGATGAGGAAGTTCAAGCAAGATTGGAAGTAGGCAAGGAACAGGAGCGGAAGATTGTTTCGATGCTCTTGAATCTTGGCTATGATATTATATTACAACAGAATGTAATAGAAATTAAAGATAGGTTGGGTGCCGTTATCGCAAGAGGCAGAACAGATGGCGACATAAAGAGGTCGAAATCTAGGTTTTCATTTCCTTTTGAGATTAAGAGCATGAATCCTAATGTATTTAACTCTATTAAGTCACTTGATGATTTGCGAAAAAAACCGTGGTTACGCAAGTATATACGGCAATTGATGATGTATCTCTACGGAAACAATAAAGAGGTCGGTTTGTTAATATTAACCGATTGCTTGGGACATATTAAACTTTTGCCCTTATATTTGGATTACGGCGAAGCGGAAATAACATTAAAACGTATTGAAACGGCGGCTGATTTTATAAAGCGGAAGGAATATCCCGACAGAATTATTTATGACCAGTCAATTTGCGGTATGTGTTCCTTTCGTGCTATTTGCTTGCAAGATATAATCAACAATCCCGCCGAATTAATAGACAACCCAGAATTTGAGGCAAAGTTGGATAGGTTATACGAATTAAAACCTATTTCAAAAGAGTATGACGAAATCTATGACGAAATAAAGGAATTGACTGTAAATATAGACAAGTTAATTGTTTCGGACAAATATATATTACAGAATGTTCCAAGCCAGCGGACAACCTATGAAATACCAGATGAGGTAAAAGCTCTTTACTCAAAAAAAATACCAGTAAAACGGTTAACCATTGAAATATTAGAAAAAAAGGGTTAAACGGTTGGGTAAGTATTGTTAAAACGTATCCTAGCTTTCGAGGTTGACGTATAAGCGGTTATTTTTAATTTTTAGTATATTATATCGAAATGTAATATCTTGATTAAAAAAGGGCTATTTTGTACGATTTGAATATGGTAAGATTAAAAAAATCAAATTTAATGAAATTTACGCCAGCGGGTGGTAGTAACCTACCAGTAAAATCTTACCATAGACCCGCTGGCTTTTTCTTTTTTAGGAGTAATTATGCCAAGAGGTAGAATGTTAAGCCGTAAAATATCAAGAGATGAAAAGGTTGCTAGTTTATCAATTCACGCCACTTTGCTATTTACTTGGATGATACCGCACACAGATTGTGAAGGACGTATGTTTGCACTTTCTGAAACAATAAAAGGGAATGTATGTCCTATGCTAAAATATTTTACACTTTCAAAAATAAAATCATGTCTAATAGAAATTGAATCTGCTGAATTAATAAATATTTATGGTGAAGGAAAATACTTGCAATTCAACGGTTTTCAAAAGAATCAGAACATAAATAAAGATAGAGAATCGCCCTCTGAAATCCCAAGTCCAGATTTACTCAAGAGTAACTCAAGAGTAACTCAAGAGCAAAAAATCTCGATTTACTTTAAAGATAAAGTAAAAGATAAAGATAAAGATAATAACACCACGCATGATATTTTTTCATTTGATGAGATATATAACAAATATCCAAGAAGGATAGAAAAACATTCTGCCTATAAACATTTCAAGGCGACAGTCAAAACACAGGAAGATTATACTAATATTAATAAAGCTATAACTAATTATTTGAAGTATATTCAAGATAATAAAACAGAATTGAAATTTATTAAACACGCTTCATCTTGGTTTAACCAATGGCGTGATTGGATAGATGTTGATATATCGAAACAACCAAGAAAATTCTAGGGGGAATTATGGAAGAAATTGAAGCGTCCAACGTCGAGGATATTATTAGTAATAGTTATGAATTAAAAGAATTGGCGAGTGAATTTGAAATCGAAAAAGAAATTGCGGAGGAAAGCAATGAAAAATCCAAATTGGATTTTCATAATAATCTTGAATTTAAAAACTATAATGGCGAGGATAAGGTTATTTCAACCACGCAGATATTAAAAAAAATGGAATTAACAGGATATAAAATTAAAACATACTATACGGGATATACACGATTTGATGCGATTTGCGGAGGTTTTGACGAAGGCGAATTAAATGTTTTATCTGGTATTACAGGCAACGGCAAAACCCTATTAGCTAGGTCATTAACATATAAATTCGCATTGGAAATCCCTTGTCTTTGGTTTAGTTATGAAGAAACCAATGAGGCGTTATTGAATAAATTTCATCGAAATAATACTCCTGTTTTTTATATACCAAAAAAGAATGTAGCTTCACAAATAAAATGGATTGAAAATAGAATTATAGAATCGAAAATCAAATACGGATGTAAAATCGTATTTATAGACCATTTACACTTTCTTATTCCAATGAAATATGTGATTAATACGTCAGTATTAATTGGCGGAATTATGCGAGAACTAAAATCAATTTGTGTAAGAAATAATATGGTTATATTTCTAATTTGCCATACCCAAAAGGTCGCACAAATGGATTTACCGGATTTAAGCCAGCTCCGCGATTCATCATTTATCGCTCAAGAATCAGACAAGGTCATGTTCATTAAAAGGCATGGGAAAGAAGAGGAAGATAGATTAATTTTTGATAACAACAACAGCGTATATATATTGAAAAATAGAAAAAATGGCAATTTGGGTACGGTATCGTTTTTTTACAATTACGAGGAGGGTATTTTGAATGAATCTGAACAAATATGATGTGGTAGATAAATTTTGGAATTATTTTGTTGAGTTAAAAGTTAAATACGGTACTATAGAAAATATGCCCAAGCTGGAATTACAGCAGTTATATAATAAATTCAAAGTTATGCACTATTTCTTGGAAAAGAAATATGAAATTGATGAAATCCATAGCAATACGCTATTGCGAATAATGCAAGCACAGCGTATAATAATAAAAAAAAGTAAATCAAAATTTCAAGTTAAAAAATAGCGGAGTAAAAATTTATGAAAGATTTATGGGGTAACGAAATATCGGATTGTGAAAAACCTAAACCTAAAAGCGAATATCAAAAGACAAAAAATGCTTTTAGTTATCGTAAGGCTAATTCATGGGATGTCAGAAAGTGTAAAACCTGTATTTATAAACTTACGCACAATTATAACGGTAAATATTATCACAAATGTAAACTTATTGGTGATTCTGCGAGTATAGCAACAGATATACGATTAGGATATGTTTGTAGAAAACACGTATATACGTCAGAATTAAGGGGGTGAAAAATGATAATCATAAAAGAGCCTATTTGGAAAAGTAGAAGTGTCGGAATTGCGGAGTATAATCTCGGTATGGGTTATAGTGAAATACAAATATCGTATGAAGATAAACAGGGAAAACGATTATATCCCGAAACATACCAAATTACAAAACAGCAGGCGTTAAATTATCCTATCCAATTTCATAGGGGAGTACGCTTGCGAATAATATCAATTCAAGATTTACATAATTTGACGGAAGAAAATAGAAAAAATGAAAAAATTAAAGAATAGAGTTATGCAATGTCCTTTCTGGTGGGAGGACTCTTGTAGATTGTGTAATCCGATTCGAGATTGTGATAATCCGTACTGCCGATTTTCATACTGGTACTGGTTGTCGAGGGTAATTTGGTACAGATTAAAATATAGAATGAGAAGATTGCTGTGGTATCGGTTTTAAGGTGTCTAGGAAAGGAAAAAATGAAATGCCCTATCTGTGGTGAGGAGTTACAGCCCGAAGGTAACGAATGGGATAGCTGATGGGTATGTTATAAATGCAATTATAGGGAGATTAAATGGGTGAACAACCGAAAGGGAGTTTGTAGAGTGATCGCAAGAGTATTTCCAACAAGAACGAGTGTAACTCCAATAGATAATCATGCTTATTATGGCGAACCCGATCTATTTACTCCAGTTTATGATGAAGTGCATATATCAACGACTTTTACATGGGATATACCTTATGCAAGACAGTTGGCTATACAATGGGGTTATCATGCAAAGAAGGTAAAAGTTGGAGGTGTGGCAATAGACGGAGAAAGTGATCAACCATTTATAGCAGGAATGTACCTAAAAAAAGGCATAACAATAACTTCACGAGGTTGTTCTAATAAATGTAGTTTTTGTATGGTTAGACGAGGTTTAATTGAATTTGATGATTTTCCCGAAGGCAACATAATTCAGGATAACAACATACTTGCTTGTTCAGATCGACATTGGCAATTAGTTTTGTCTATGCTTAAAAAGCAGAAAGCTATTGAGTTTAAAGGTGGACTTGAAAAACATAGAGTTACTTCAAAAATAGCCGAAGATTTAAGAGGGTTAAGAATTAAAAGTTTATGGCTTGCTTGCGATCAACCGAGTGGAATTGAACCATTAAGAAAAGCAGTAAAAATATTAAACGCGGCAGGATTTAATAGAAATAATATTTATTGCTATGTTTTGATCGGTAATGACATGGGAGAAAATGAAAATCGCTTAAATGAGGTTCTTAAAATAGGCACAAAACCATTCGCACAGTTATTCAAAAATAAAGATGATTCAATTTCATATAGCAAGGAATGGAAACAGTTCTCAAGAAAATGGTCAAGACCAGCGTGTTATTATGGGCTGGTTAAAATTATGGAGAAGGAGGCAGAATAATGAAAAAAATATTTGATAACCATGATGAAAAAGAAAGATTTTTTAATAGCGTGGTTTTAATTTTTAGAGAGGATAAAGGATAAAAGAATGAAATATATTTTATCTGGTATTTGTGGGGTATGTTTGGTGTGTTACTTTTAAGGGGGATAAATTTATGACCGAACGAATAACCATATTTCTGCTTGCTTGCATATTTGTGTCTGTTCTATTTGTAGCGTTTCTTGTCTATCTGAATATCCAAGTAAATGTAAATGCGTTGGCAAGAAGTGGGGACACGGTAATGAATGTATATAACCCGCCGGAAGAGTCGAAGCAAAAAGGAATAAAAATAAAAGGAGATAAATAAATGACATATAAAAAGGGTATTACTTCGTGGAATAAGGGTAAAGTGAACGAGATAATACAGGGCGATTGCTTAATTGAAATGCCGAAACTAGCAGATAAATCCATTGATATGATACTTGCCGATTTACCTATTGACTATCGCATAGTATAGGAGTATACTTGTAGTATGAGAAATAAATTAAGACATTTTACAAAAGAACATAGGCAGAAAATAAGCGATACAAGGAAAGAATTGTATGCGAGTGGCTGGATACCATACAATAAAGGATTAAAAACTGCTGATAGACCGAACGGAAAAGAGTTGCTGGTAAAAAATATGAAAGCCCACTTAAGGTTTAATGTTCCTTTTCAGTGGCTAATGCAATTTGATGATTTTGAAAAATTGAAATTTCTTAATAGGGCTATAACTCCAAGAGATAGTAGGTTCAAGGTAGATACAAAATGGTATCAAAAATATATTTTGAAGTTTTATTATGACAAGCAATTCAATTATATTTATTATAAGTGGTTATTAGGTGGAGGGAAGGACAAGTATTTAATACCAACAATAGACCATATTAACCCAAAAGCAAATAATGGGGATAACAATTTAAGTAATTTATGTTTTCTAACTTGGTTCGAGAATAGAGCAAAGAACGATATGTCATTGGTTTCGTGGAACGAGATAAAGAAAAACATAAAGGAATATTTGATATGAAAATTTTAACAATGGAGGAATTAAAAACCGTAGGGCAATGTCCACTAAATTGTATAATTAATGCCGATTGTCTTGAAGCGATGAAGTATATAAAAGACAAAAGTATTGATTGCATTTTAGCGGATTTGCCCTACGGTTGAATAGGAACGACTGCCTGCAAATGGGACACGATTATTCCCTTTGAGCCACTTTGGGAACAATACAAAAGGATTATTAAAGACAATGGGGCAATAGTTTTGTTTGGAAAAGAACCTTTTAGTTCATTGTTACGGACAAGTAATCTTGTTATGTTTAAGTATGATTGGATATGGAAGAAAGATACCAAGTCTAATTTCCCACAAGCAGGATTTCAACCTTTGAATAATATCGAAATTATATCTGTCTTTTCAAAAGCCTACGCCAGAGCATTTCCTAAAAACGATACGAAACATGTTTCTATGAAATATAATCCTCAAATGGAGGATGGAAAAGAATATACAATCCCAAAAGAATCAAAAACTACACAAATTTTTGGGACTAACCATAAAAATGGAAAGTATCAGCATAAACAAAAGGATACCACTAAAAGGTTTCCGTTTAATACGCTAGAATTTAAAACAGACAAAGACAAGTTTCACCCCACCCAAAAACCAGTAGCCCTATTTGAATATCTAATCAAGACCTACACCAACGAAGGAGATTTAGTTTTAGATAACTGTGCGGGGAGCGGAACAACAGCTATTGCTTGTATAAAAAATAAGCGAAACTATATTTTAATTGAACAAAATGAAGGATATTGCGATATAATCCGCAAGCGAATAGAAACCGAGTGTGGTACATTATTTTAGCCGAGAAAAAGGTAAGCAAGCGATGAAATACTATTGCACCGGCTGTAAAAAAATAATCTTAAGAAACAAACTAAGAAGCGGAGAATCTTTTATCAGCTTCTGCGAGATTGCTCAAAGGTCGGTAAGAATTAAGGCGATTAAGGATGATGTAGCGGGTAAGAAAACTAGGAGGCGAGAGTGAAAATAGGAATAAATTAAATGAGGAATTGGATAATTAATCATCAAATTATTGTAACAGCGATTATAGCCGTTATTTTTGC